CGAGGTTTTGGCATATCTCATTCTTATGCTCATCCCACGCCTTCATGTCCTTCTTGAGGTCGTACAGGTATGACTTCTCATACATGAACCATGAGAACCAATCCATTCCCTCCTTGGTCAGAACCGCCTCCCACAGGTGCGTGGTCACATAATACTCGGTGTCCATGAACTCGTTGAGGTCGATGCCCATCTTGTATGCTGCGTTGACCTTGTCAGACGTTTCTTTCATGCGCTCACACGCTTTCTTGAATGCTATCTTTTTCATGCTTCGTCCTCCTCTTCTGTTATGCCAAACTTCTTGGCTTGTTCTACAATCTTATCGAAGTTGTATCCGGCTAATTCAATCTCAGCGCGTACCTCTTCGTTCTTTGCAGTTATCTTCTCACCCTTGGCGTAGCGGGCCACCACACGAGTCCAACGTGCAACCTGAGACTTAACTGAGTCAGCGTAGTCGCGTGGCTCTTCGAAGTCGTATAGGAACTTGAGGTAGTTTGAATACTCGATTCCGAAGTTCTTCTTGAACTTGCCATCTTCGACCACGATGTGTGGTTCGAGTGGTGGTCTAACGGAATTGTTGAAGAAGGTTGTTATTCTTTCAAGGTCCGCGAGGTACTCTTGTTCTAATTCAGCCGATGGCTCGTACTGAAAGCACATCATCCGGAGGTCATCCTTGCAGATATATACTAACTCCCCGTTGAGTCCAAGCCCCTTCATGTAGTGGAATAGCTGGAGTCGGTGGTGCTTGATGGGTTTCTCAGTCTTCTCCATCATATCCATGACGAAGGATGAGCATGACTTGATTTCGAGAACCTTCTTCTCTAGCTCCTTGTCACCGAACTTCTCGTATAGTTTCTCTGCGATGTACAGGGAGGATGCTTGGATAGATTCCGGCAGATGAGACGATGTGATGTCTTGCTTAGCACGTTCGATATCAATCTTGCCACCGGCTAGGAAGTCAAGGCGACCCGATACGCGAAGCATATTGGGGTATTCGACCATTACCCTCTCCTGAGTGTTATTGATGAGTCCTGCACGTTCGAGAACGTATCGTACTACCCACTCGACAAGGTTGCCGGCTTCAAACTTGCGGAGGCTTCTCATGTTGGGTGGGTTGGTAGGTGTAACCGCTTTCATCTTCAGATATCGATCGACAAGGGGCTGTCCGATTTCAGATGCATAGCAGTAGTCTCGTGGCTCTAGCGCACGTTGTTGGGAATAAACGCATTCATTCCATAGATGGGTAAATGTCCATCGCATTTTTTGTTCTTTCATTTGTTTAGTTTGTTATGTGAGTATAATCTGTCCAATCCATTCCGTGGTATTCGCAATAATTGCGTAGAATGTTAAGGTTATTTGTAATGTTGTATTGTACGCCATCACTCCATTCGTTTAGCCTTTCAGCATAATTTCGGGCTTCGTTCTCGGACGCAAACTGAGACACATCTGCTCGAATGTATCCATCGCAGTCAGAACCACAGGCAATGACCCAATGCGTAGCGTTAATTTGATTTTCCATGTTCGTCATGATTGTTGTGTTACTTGGTTTATAAATTGTAAGTTGTGTTCATTGCAGAACTGCTCGGCCACGCGAGGATTCTCGATGAGCATATACATCATCCCGTTAGGCGTCAGGTTCATGTTGCGCCAATAGTTCCACGCGTCAGGATATGTATAAAACGTGTCGATGTTGCCGGTAAGGTCAGGGTTAATTGAGATGACCCAATAGGTTCGTTCAGTCATTGCGTTGAATGTTAAAGAAGATTGTTTTGATTTCGTTTGGTATATTCTTAAGCAGTCGTCCGCTCGATTTGTAGTTGGGTGAGACCTTGCCTATGTACTTCACGTTTTTGCCTATGATTGCATAAACGTCACGCGAACTTTTTACAATTTCATACCCATCTTTGGTTTTAAATAGTCTTGTCATGTGGTTTGCAAATATAGTAAAACGTCCATGATATCAGCTATCTTGATACTAATTAAGGTTATTTAATTCCTCAGCAAATACCTCAGCAAGCACATCAGCGAGGTCAGCCTCCTCTGAACGGGTCAGTAGCTTACGAAACGCAAGAGCGTCAACCCACCATACATTGTCGGTCTTCTCGTCGTTCATATCGCATACAGGACACTTGGTAAATGGCCTGTCAGATTTCAATCCGATGTCCACAACGAAGATGCATCCACAGCTATTCCTTTGCAGGGCCATAGCCGTGAACACATCTCCTTTGAGGAACACACCCTGTGAGTGGTCTCTTATTGCAACGATGTCGTCGCCGGTGCGATAATCGATTATCATTTGTCAATGTCTTTTAAGAGCCACATCATTAGGCTGAAGATAAGATGGTCAATTGCGCGTTTCATTTGCGATGATGTTTGCTAGGTGTCCATGTGCTAAGTGATATTGTCCCATGAACTCGGAGCGATCGATAAAGGTAAACTCCTTGTAGTTCATTCGCAGTCTCTGTATCTCATCATCCTGCTCAGTCTGTGTAGGTTCAATCTCGTCAATCTCTATTGCCGGAATGCTGAGGTAATCGGTAATCGTTATGCAGTAACCTTGCTCGGTTATCATGCCGTAGGAGAATCTTCCCTTGTACCCTTGCAGATACTTAAAGAATACGGTTTCTTCGATGTGGTTGGTTGTTTCTTCGGTGTAGTGCCCGTCGTCGTCGGGGTTGGATAATTTCCAATCGTCATAGTTGTAGTATCTCATTGTTCAAACTTGTTTAGGATTGTTGTATAAATTTCGATGCGTTCTTTGGCGTTGGCGATGTAGGCTGAGATTATCTCATCGCCCTCCCATTCCGGCTTTTTGAGTTGGTCTTCATATTTCATGACCACTCGCCATTCTTCCATGATTTGCTGTTGGATGTAGCTGATTACTTTTTCTTCGTTCATGTTACTTTGTTGTTTCAATGTCTAGTTGATATTCTTCGATTGCTTGATACATATCGTCGTCCACCTCGAACCTGTCCATGTAGGAAAAGAAGTCTAGGTAGTCTCCGAATTGGTCGTATGCGTGGACTGAAACGAATCCGTCCTCGTTGTCCTCATCCACCCGAAGCGTAACCTTCGAGTGGGGTGAATCCTTTGCTATCCGCTTGGCGAACGTGCCGAAGCTAGGGCTGTGGTAGTTTGAGCTGTTCATATTACTTTGTGGATAATGTGGTTTGTGATTGCTGTAGCTGTCATCTTCGCGTAGTCAAGGGCCTGCGTCATCGTCCCGTGTGTTTGGCCCTGCGGAATCTCGATTGATTCCTTTCGGTTAAAGTCGTAGATGGCTTTTTGATTGTTCAGGATGCCGAAGAGAACAGCATCATACAAGTCATCGAATACGCGGGTAACATCGAGGTATATGCTACCCTCATGAGTCCATGCCCCGATGTAGTCCCATGCAGTTTCTAATTGAGTCCCGTTGGTCACGATGAAGTCTAGGATGTGCTGTTTGATGTACATCCCGCGTTCATCTGCGGTCATAGAACCCCATGTGTCAGGAAGGTTGATTACTTTCTCATGTCCCTGCATCGAAGATGCGTAACCTGAATTTGGGCTGTCGCCTGTTACGATGTTGTAGGTTGCGCCACCCGTGGTCGCAATCTCATTGGTGAATTGTGCTAAGTTCATACTGATTATTAATTTTTGAGTTGATACATTTCGTTGATTAGTTCTACTAAATTATCCTTGCTTGATTGCAGGGCTAGTTGTCTGAGCATTTGTTCTTTCATATTGAACGCCCCAATAATTAGCTCCATTGTTTCGCCGTCCATGGAGTGTACGTCCTTCCATACATTGGACTCTGTGTCGTTGAGGTCCGCAGCGATTTGGATGTTGGACAGGTGCGTGTAACCGCTGTCGGCAAAGCCCGTGAATTCGTCCATGTCTCCCGCTTGCTCTAAGTGGCTGAGGAGTCTGCTCGCGTCATCAATGATGAACAGGAGTCTTCTTCTGATTTCGTAATAATTCATATCGAAAGTGAGTTTTAAATTATGGGCGCAAGGTAGTTTAAACCTATGCGCCCGATTGTTAAGAGTTGTTAACGATTCCATCCGCATCCGCCGTTGTCTACCACAACGAAGTTTCGAGTGTGAGTAGTCCGAAGGTGGTCTTGATAGGATGACCTGTGCCTAGTCGAGCCACAGGATGAAAGTGAAATGAGTGCGATAACGAATACCGCGTAGATTACCCATGCAAGGGTTGTCTGAATGCTGATTGCTTTTTTCATTGGAGTTGTTAATGATGTGGTTCGTTTGGAGTTGTTGGTGCGATGAAGAATAAGATATCAGGGTATGTGCTGCTGTATCTTTCTAGCATCTCTTGTGCGGTGGCCTTGTCTAGGTCGGACGTGTGTACCATGTTCTCTTCCCACAGAGACCATGTTTCTATCTTGTTTTTCATTGGAGTTGTTGTTTATTGTTGGCGCGATTCTAATTCATCAACGATGTCGTTTATTTCGTCTTGTACCATTACGCAGAGTTTTTCATCAGCCTCGAATACGTGGCGGTAGTCTTGAGTTAGTTTAGCAATTGTTGAGCATAGTGCGTCGAGTCTTTCTTCGAGTGTGTTAGTGCTCATGCTCTTGAGTTGTTGTGATGTCTTGTTTTTCATTGGAAATCGTTGTATTTAAATTCGTTCGTATTGATGTAGTTGATTATCTCTTCTTCGTATGCCTGTTCGATAACGCTCCCATCTTTCAGGAAGAGGGTGAACATTGGCCGGCCTGTGTCGATATCGTCGCCGTTGTATACGACCAAGCCATCGTCCTGCATCTCGCGGAATTTCATTTCAGCGGTGTGTTGGTGTGCGACTAGCATAGCCGCAAAGAATAGGATTTTCATAGTGTTATTGTGTTTAATAGTTGTCTTCGTATGCGATGATTGATTGCAGGTCTTCATCGTCCATCCATCGTTCGATGAGGACGAGCATACCTTCCATGCCTAACTTCTGAAGCAGGGCGTTGTATTCCTTAGTTAATTGTGGGTCATGGCTAATTTTGCCGCTGATACCCATGTACTCTTGTTTCATGTTATTGTGTTTAATAGTTGTAACCCATTGCAAGGTCTTGTTTGTATTCAAAGTATTCAACCGCTTGTTTCGTGTTCATAGAGAACACCGATTTGCTAGAAGGGTAGTAGATGCATTCAGCACCTTTCTTAATGACCGCACCGGTCTCTGAGCAGGTGCAGTTGAATTTGGCGTTGATAACGCGCGGGTCGTTGTTGTACATTGTATTGTGATTTAAGTTGTTTCATAGGTAAGGGGAGTGCGAGCCGTTGCCGCTCCTCCCCTCTCGTTGCATTACGAGCCTGCGTGAGCAGAGAACAGGAGCGGGAATCGAACCCGCCATGCTCCAAGTCCTGTTGGTTGTTGTTAATTAAGGTGTTCGATTTCGCTGTCGTCGAGGTAAATTACTAGCCCATTGTCTAGCTTAATCCAATTGTCGCCTGCGCTGTAGATTGTGCGGCCTACCAACATATCTTTGGCTTCCGCGCTGAGTTTTGCTGTTGTCATTGTGTTGATTTTTAAATTTAGAAACAGGAGCGGGAGTCGAACCCGCTCTTGCACCATGCCTGTTTATTCGCCGATTACTGCGGCTTCAATGCCTTCATTTTCGACCCATATTTGAACGAGTCCTGCGGCACTTCCTTGAAGATAGATAATCGACTCCCATGACGGGTCATTCGCCTTGTAGCCCCACTCGTCGCTCCTGTCTTCGAGGGGCGATATGTGGCCCTTTTGAACTAGCGATGAGATAACGCCGCGAAGCGATTTCATTGGTATGCCTGTAGCCTTCGATACTTCAGTTGCCCCGATATCGGAGAAGCCATACTCGGCATACATTTCATTTGCGATTGCTTGAAGCGCTTGCTTTTCGAGCGCTGTGAGGTTGTTGATTGTTATCATTGTGTTGATTTTTAAGTGTTAGAACAACGCGGGGAGTCGAACCCCGTGCGATACTAGTGACCGCAGTCAGTTAGTATTGCCGTGCCTCACGTCGTTGCTATAGTTGTGCGCCTTTGCGCTGTTATTGTTGATACACACAGCCATACGTTGTCACATATGCATAGCTGTGCTACTTGTTTACCGCTGTACTCATCCGCTCGCTCTTTCGAGGTCACCGCGTATAGTCCCAAGACTCGGCTTTTGTAGTCCCCTGCTATTTGCAGGGCGCTCGTTCGTTTAACCTGTAGCTCCTAACCTTGCTACTGACAGGTCGCCGAATGTTGTCGGCTGTTTGCGGGCGAACTCCCGTCGCTTCGTTGCCTAAGCGCTCACCCTCTTTTGATTGTTGCAGAGAGGGAAT